CGCGTGATCACATCTGGTTCGTTCTGGAAAGATACTCTTTTGCAAGGGTTTTCACACCTCACAATTGAAATCATAAAGAACATAAAAGATCTCAAGGATTCACTCACAGCCGCGAGACACGGCTGGAAGTTTATTCAGAGAATTGATCACTTAGATCCTGAAGAAGGATGGCCCCTTTTCGAAGAGGCGTTCATATTCAGTTTCGATTGGAAACAGGCTACCAATTATCCCTCACACGCAAGTGCAAAGGATCTAACTGGTAGACTCTTGAAAAAACTCAAAATTCCAGAGTACATCGTAGATGTAGTACTGGACGTTTGGGTAGGAATGAAGGAATTGTATTATAAGGGGAAACACGTTGGGAATCTCGTTAACGGGATACCCATGGGAGACCCCCTTACAAAAACAAACCTAAGCTTGGCCCATCCGGTTTGCGATCTATACGCAAAACGGAAGACCGGATCAAAGAGCATTGGCGCTGGAAACGGTGACGACGGCATTCGACTACCCGACAAGGTAGCCTACTTTGCCGCTTTCAACGAAGGCGCAGCCATGCTCGGTTATCACATCTCGGATATGGATACCTTCATCACTGATGACTGGGGTACATATTGCGAGGAAATATTCTACCTCCCACGTGATCGCTTTAACACGATTCGCGTGGGTTGTAGATCAAAGAACTCTCTAGCTATGCCTTATTTGGATTTTCCAAAAATAAGACTTATCCTAGATACACAACGCGATAAGGAGGTTTTCTCTTCCGACATAGTCGGAAAAGTTACACTCCTTGGAAAGGATATGGAGTATTGTTTTGGTTGTAAAGGACCAGAAAACACTCTATTCTCGATTGCAGCAGCCTTCCAGGATGTATCCCTAGGGATCATCCAAGATGACAAGCCGCTCTATTTACCAAGACAAATAAATGGGGTCGGACGACCCCCGCCAAACTGGTCAGTAGATGCTTGGATGAACATATTGCGACGCTCAAAGGAATGGCATAGGAAGTACTATCTCTATGCCATGCGCGATTACGTCCAAGGGAAGATGTTGATTACCGGACGTAGAGGAATTCTGAAAGAATCCATCCACTTCAACGGGGAAATGAGGGTGGAAACCCTCGAGATCCCAGCCGATGATCCGATAAAAGCTGAAATGGAGCTCAGTGCGGAACAGCAGAAGCTGTTTCACCCTGGGGTCCTAGATAAGTTGGTCTCACTCGGGTACCTCGTTTCTGAAAACGAGATACGTAAGTATTACCTATTTAACAAAAGACTTCAAGAACTGAATCCGGGATACGACGTATCCTCGGACCTGTTCGAGAATATTAGGACAGACATTATGGAGTACGACCTAACGGATGACGAATCCGCATGGCGTAACATAGTGTCAAAATTTTCAATGATGTACAAGTACGAGCCGTATGCTTTAAAAAACATGCGGCCCGACCCGTTATATCGTGAAGGAACGAAAGACCTCCTGAAAGCTGGCGACCCCTTACGGGTGAACGCAAACTTTGAGGTGTTCGAGAAGTTCAGTGAAAGAGAGAAGCCGGACACGCCTTACAAACGTGCCGTCAATCAGCTCTTTTCGTGGTATACGGAGAACAAGGACGCGATCCTCGAGGGAAGACGCGCTCCTCCTCCTCCAACTGATGTTTTAGCAGATGATCCCATCATAATCAGGTCCATTTCTGAACTTGAAGATGAAGAGACCTTCTTCTTTATAGTGACTGACGACGTCAAATTGTACAAGCTGGCTTGTAACAAGATGCCGAATCACC